GTGCCTGCCGGAATGTATGGAGAGTACTGGATGAATTTAACCCGTTCTGTTTTAAATGATGTGCAGACACATCTTCAGCATGCATTGCCGAAATATTCAGTACAACTGATGCCTAATAGTTTAAAGAATTATCAGTTTGTTCATTCGCTGGGTACGGTCTTAATCGGTTATCAGCGCAGTAAATTTAAAAAGCAGCGCAGTACGGATCTGATTGTACAGGAGAGGCATTTGCAATTGCGTTTTATTGTTTTTGCACGTGCTTTGGATGGAGAAAACGGTGTTCTGGATTTACTCGATTCTTTACGTCTGGCATTAGTGGGATTCCAGCCTGAACATTGCCAGCAAATCCGATTGTTGAGTGAGCGCTTTCTGGGTGAGGCCGAAGGGGTCTGGCAATACCGGTTACGCGCTCGCACCGAGACACTTCAGGTGGAGCAGCGTCCGGTGATTAATCAGCAAAATTTGGTCAAGTCTATACCAACTCGTGGTGAGATTAAGGCCAGAGCTATTTCACATTCTGTAATTTCGAAGGAGTAAAAATCATCATGGCAGCAGCCTATTTGCATGGTGTTGAAACAATTCGTATTGATGGTGGCAGCAGCCCTGTCTATACCGTAGACGGGGCAATTACTGCAATTGTCGGTACTGGTATGTCTGGTCCGGTTAATGAGTTAACTGTATGTCAGACTGTTAAAGATTTCAGTCAGTTCGGTTTGCTGACTGGTGCAGGTTTCACTTTACCTGATGCGGCCAATATCTGGACTCGTTATCAGTCTGGTGTTGCTTATGTGGTGAATGTACTGGATCCAGATAAACATAAAACGGTCGTTGATTCTGAGTTACTGGTTATTGACGGTGATACGCTGACTGCGAAAACAGCACATCCGGCTGTACAGGCAGGTTATACAGTTCTGGCTGGTAATCAGACATTATCAGAGGGTACTGACTATGCTTTGAATAATGAAACAGGTGAGCTGACTTTTGTGCAAATGCGTTCAGATGTATCTATTAGTTATACTTATCTTGATCCAAGTAAGGTAACTTCAAAGGATATTATCGGCGGTTACGAGGCAGCTACCGGTAAACGCAAAGGGATGGAACTGCTTACGGAAGGTTTTACCCGGCTGGGAGCAGATGCAAAAATTATTATTGTGCCTCAGTTTGATGCGGAAGCGACTGTGGCGGCAGCAATGGTTACTCTGGCTGATAAGCTTGAAGCTATTGCCTATATTGCTGCGCCGAAAGGAACAACGCTTACTCAGGCTGTTCAGGGGCGCGGTTCACTCGGTAATATTAATTTCCAGACGTCTTCGGATCGGGCGCAATTATTTTATCCCTATGTTACCGGTACCAGTGGTGAGCTGGAAAGTCTGGCTACTCATGCGGCCGGTTTACGGATGCGAACTGATGTTGAACAGGGTTATTGGTTCAGTATTTCCAATCGTGAACTGTCCGGAGTAACGGGTATGGAGGTTTCGCTGACTGCACGTATTGATGATCCGCAGGCAGAAACCAATCGTCTGAATGAAAAGGGTATTACGACGGTATTTAACAGTTATGGTACTGGTTTCCGTTTATGGGGTAACCGTCTGGCCTGTTTCCCGACAGTAACACATATTAAAAACTTTGAAACTGCACAGCGTACAGGTGATTTGATTAATGAATCAATTCGCCGTGCTCAGTTACAGTATATTGATTTGCCGATTGATGATGCGCTGATTGACAGCCTTCTGGGTACGGTGCGTACCTATCTGGGTACGCTGAAGAGTATTGTTGGTTTTAGTGTCAGCCTGGATTATGACTATGATCTGGCTGATGCTTTCAGTAAAGGGCAGGTACCAATTAAGTATGACTATACGCCTAAACTGCCTGCAGAACGTATCACTAATACCAGTGTGATGACCCGTACTTATCTGGCTAATTTGATTAGTAACCAGTCTGCCGCTTAGGAAACAGTTATGACAGAATTTAATGCAATTTATAATGCCAATGTTTATGTTAATGGTAATAGTCAGTTAGGCCGTGCCAGTCAGTTTAAATTACCGGATATTTCTGTTGGTCAGACAGAAACCAAAGGTCTGGGTCTGGTGGGCTCAGTAAAACTGCCTAGCGGGATTGAGGCACTTGAAGGGGAAATCACCTGGAATAGCTTCTATCCGGATGTGTTTACAAAAGTATATAACCCTTTCAAAGCTTGTCAGCTAATGGTTCGGGCTAATGTGCAGGCATTTAATGCTTCCGGACTTGCAGCTGAGGTTCCGATGGTTGTGACGGTAATGGCAACTTTCAGCAAAAATCCGTTGGGAACTTATAAACCGAAAGAAAAAGCTGAATTCGCCAGTACTTTTCAGGCTACTGAAATTCATCAGACAGTAGCTGGTCGTGAAGTGTTGTATTACAACGCATTTACCAATCAGTACCGGGTAAATGGTGTGGATATGCTGGCGCAGATGCGTGCAAATATTGGTATGTAATTTTTATTTGTATTGATGTATTTGAATGCTCACTCTGATTACCGGAGTGAGCTTTTTTATGGTTGAAGTATTTTTATATGCTGAATTGATTCAGTAATTATTGATTAGTCGAGGAATAAATATGGCACAAACTGAAGCGCAAAATCTGCAAGAACAATTGGGTACAGGCAAAGTAATTAAACTGGCGGAACCACTGCAAACACCAAGGGGTGCGATAACGGAGCTGACATTGCGCCGGGTACGGGTTAAAGATTTTAAACGTGCTGCAGAACAGTATCCTGATAATGCAGTATTACAGGAAGCTCAGTGTCTGGCTATGGCATCTGGTCTGCAAAGTGAAGATTTTGATGAGTTGTCATGGGAGGATTACACGCAGGTGCGTCAGTTTTGTCTGGGTACTCACTGATTGGGATAGTTTTTATCAGGCAGCTGCGGATTTAGCGTGGTGGTTTGGTTTTTCTCCGGCAGATATTGATGAAATGTCTCTGGAGGAAATTTTGCAATGGCAGCAACAGGCTAACCGGCAGATTAAAGCCAAATACAGCAAACTATAACTGGTTGCTGTCTGAAGTAACTGTGCTGTTAACTTGTTGTAAGCTTATAAGCGTGGTTATGAAGCGATAATAAGTTGACAGTCACAGTAATCGAAACAACAAATAATATAAATAAGTAGATTCCAATACAGTTTAGGTAATTGGAGAAAAATATATTGGTGCCGTTATGGATAATGGATTCGTTTCTGATTTTGGTGAGGTGCACCGTTCTGTAAAGGCTTTTGGCTTTGCTATCAGTACAGCGACCCGGCATGTTGAGGAGATGGGAAAAGCTTTACAAGGTTTACATGGACAAATTCGCTCTCTTGATAGTTTTTCAGCAGCGACGGCTAAAGCGGGTAATGCTCAGGATAAATTAACTCAGGCAATTGAAAGACAAAATAAGGTTCTGGAGCAGCGAACTAAAATCGGTAGTGAATTAAGCAAAACTAAGAGCACGCTGCAAGCTTTGATGAAACCAGCTGAAAAGTCTGTAAAAATTTATATGGAGCGCGAAACATCTGAGACCGGGCTGAAGCAGGCTATGATGCAAAATGATGGCAGATTAGGCGGATTTGATCAGATTAATGCCCAAACAGCACAGCTAAGCCTTGAGCAGCGGGGAAATAAAAATGATTTTACCAGTCTTGCCACTAATATGAAGATGGCTAATATGTCTGATGATTCGCTACTTCAGGGAGGTATGAAGTCAATAGCCAGTTTTAATGCATTATTCGGTAAAAAAATTGAGGATATTTCTGTTGCCAAAGGGCTGATGCAAACTTATAAGCTGAAAGATACTGAATTATCAGCCGGTCTGGACGCTGTACAGAAAATGGCTTATTCGACCGGAATGAGTTTGGAAGATATAGAAAAATTTCAAAGTGCTATGGCTTCTCCTCTGCAAAGACTTCATCTGACCGGTTTACAGAATCAGCAAAAAATATATGCTTTAGAAGGTATGGCAATACAAGGCGGTATCAGTAAAGCTGCGGCCGCAGATGGGATGGAAGAATTTCTGAATAAGCTGGCGCAGGGACCTAAAGCTATGCATCTGGCTACGTCAGCTATGAATGCGGAAATGCGCCAGATGATGCAGAAATCCGGTGTAAAGTTTGATTTATTTAATAAAGACGGTTCACTTAAAGACATGCGTGTGGTTATTAGTGAGCTGGAAACGAATTTTAAAGCTGTTAAAACTAAGTATGGTGAACGCGCTGCACTGAATATGATGGATGCTGTGTTTGGTGGGAAGGGCGGACAAGTTGCTTCAGCCGCTGCTAAAGGTGGTCATACCGGTTATCAGACCATGCAAACTAAAATAAATCAGCAGCCTTCTCTTGATCAGCGAGCAGAACTACAGACAAATACGCTGGCTGTCAGTATGGAAAATCTGCAAGATTCGGTTGCTGAGGTCGGGAATGCTTTTGGTGCTATTCTGGCACCGGAGATTAATACTTTCGCTCAGGTGGCTAAAGATGTGCTGCTTAATACTGTATTGCCTTTTATTCAGAAACATCCGACGCTGATTAAATCTGTAGTGGCTTTTGGTATTGGAATGGCAGGCTTACGGATGGTATTACTGACTGTTCGTTATGCGATTACTATGGTTACCGGTCCGCTGGCTGTTCTGCGTACTATTTTTGCCCGTTTTCAGGTGGCACGTGAGCTTAAGCAAAGTGGTTCTGTATTTAAGCGTCTTCGAACTGCAATTTCCTCAGTAGGAAAATCTGCAGGTTCATTGCGTCAGAAACTGATGTCTTTTGGCAGTAAGCTATCCGGCATTGGAAAAAAGTTTGCTGTTTTTAGTAAAGGTCGTGCTGCATTAGGTTTATTGAAAAAAGCATTTGGTGCAATTGGTCGTGCAGCAATGGCTCCCATCAGAAAAATTGTGCAGTCTTTTGGTCTGATTTCTAAGGCGGTGAAACCTCTGTTTTCGGTTTTTTCGAATTTGGGGAAGGGGTTTAGTGTTTTAGGTAAAGGCAGGTTTGTACTTAATTTGCTGCGTCAGGGAATTATGGCAGTAGGCCGGGCCTTCTTGATGTCACCGATAGGCTGGGTTGCGCTGGCAATTGGTGTGGCCGCCTTATTGATTTATAAATATTGGCAGCCAATCAAGAAATTCTTTATTGGTTTATGGGATACGGTTAAGACCAAATTTGAAGCCGGTATGAATTTTTTCAGAGAATTACCTGCTAAATTCAGTGAATTCGGACGCAATATTATTGATGGTCTGGTCCGAAGCTTTACTGAAGGTATCAGTAAAGCTGTTAATGCTGTAGGTGAGTTTGCCAGTAAAATTATTAATAAAGCTAAATCAGTATTGGGTATTAATTCCCCCAGCCGGGTATTTAAAAGTATAGGCAGCTCGCTGATGGAGGGAATGCATCTGGGAGTTGATCTCGGGGCGGATAAACCTGTTTCGTCGATAGGTCAGGTAGCTGAGCGTTTACAGCAGAAATTTAAAGCCGGTTCCGGAAAGCTGACTGCACAGTTAAATGAAAAAATGCAGCTAAATGCAGCAGAGTTTGCACAGAACCGTTATCCGGCCGGACATGATTCAGGTGCTGTAACCATTAATTTTAATCCAACGATTCAGGTTAATGGTAATGCTGACCGGTCAGTCATTCAGCAGGCACTCGCACTGAGCCAGCGTGAATTTGAACAGATGTACCGGCGCATGATGCAGGCAAAAGAATTGAGGAGTTACTGATGTATGCAATGCTAGGGGATATTCGCTTTGAAGTGCTGGATAGTTTCACCAGTTATGAAGAAACGCACAGTGCTGTTTTTGCCAAACATGATGTACTGGCCGGGCGACCGCGCCTGCAGGCTACCGGTAATGATTTGACTACGATACGTTTTGGTATGCTGCTGCATTGGAAACTGGCTAATCCAGATAATGCCTATAATGCGCTGATTAGTGCTAAAGAAGCGCAGCAGGCGCTGGCGCTGGTGTTCGGCTCCGGGCGGTTTGCGGGCTGGTTTGTGATACAGCAATTAAGCAGTACAACTTTAATCCAGGATGCTAAAGGGCGTACGGCGGCGCGCGAAATTAGCGTTGAATTGCTTGAATTTGTTGGTGATCCTAATAATCCGTTACCAACACCGGGAATCATGACCGGACAGAATCCGCTGCTTGCTCTTTTACCGGAGTCGGTTAAAGGCGCGGTTAATAAAGTTTCCGCAGCGGTTCAGACTGGTGTGCGTATTTATCATTCTGTTGAACAGAATATTACTGATATTCAGAACCTGATTACGCGTGCGCGTACTGTTCAGCATAATACTGCCGGCTGGATGGGGTTGATTGCAGATGTATTGTCTATAGGTGGTCAGACTCTGGATAAACTGAATACTTTACCTGAGATTGGTGAATGGTTCGGAAATCTGGCCGGTGCAGCAGATTTTCTGTCATACACGGGTCAGGCAGCCTGTCAGCTGCAAACATGTATTAATTTAATACAAACCGGTTACGATAGCGGAGAGTGGGGCGACTGGCTGAATACCAGTGAACAAGTGTTAGCAACGGTAGAAGACAGTATTGGAAATGCAACTGCAGGTACTCAGTCATTGACGGCGTGGCTGGCAGCAAGAAAAGATGAGGTCTGATTATGGTTGATTCAGTCTTGCAATATCAGACCAGTGAAGGGGATCGCTGGGATTTGATTGCACATAAATACTATGGTGATGCCACGATGATTGACAGGCTGATTGCGGCCAACCCGCATTTAGCGCTGGCTGAACAATTTACGGCAAATCTGACTGTACTGATTCCGGTTATCCGGTCTGATACTCATGCTGCTCAGGAGGATATGCCACCATGGATGCGTTAAATATGCTAAAAGGATTATCCGGCTTAAGCAAAACACATCCGGTTACTATGCCGGATTTTATTATCGGATATGAAAAAAAAGACATTACATTAGCAATTAAGCCTTATCTTATCAGCATTAGTTATACGGATTATCTGGGAGAGCAATCAGATGAGCTTTCTGTGTCGTTTGAAGATACAGATGGCAGATGGTTGCGTAACTGGTATCCTGAACAGGGTGATTTGCTGTCGTTTTCTCTAGGTGATCAGTTTACCGGTCTGGTGAATCTTGGTAATTTTGAGATTGCGGATATCGATTATGCATTTAAACCAAATGTGATTACTCTGAAAGCGCTTTCTACGGGAATTACTTCGGCCAGCCGGACTTTACAGCCTAAGGCGTATGAAAAAACCACTTTGGAAAAAATTGTACAGACAGTAGCCGCACGATTACAACTGGTGGTTAAAAATCCGATTGCCAAGCTGGAAATTGAACGTATCACACAGTATCAGGAAAGTGATGTTGAATTTCTGGCGCGACTAGCAAAACAGTTTGGCTATACTTTTAAAATTGTTGATAAGACTCTGGCTTTTATTGCTAATACGGAATTAACTGCACAGGAACCGGTACTGGTGTTGCTGCCAGAAGATATTGAGTCTGCCAGTTTTCGCGATCAGATCAAAGGCGTTCCTAATGAAGTTGTTGCTTCCGGCTACGACCCTAAGGCTAAACAAGTACGTACGGTTAAGCGTAAAGGACAGCCGTTACGCCCGCAAAGTAAACAGGGTGCAAGCGGTGACCAGCTGAAAATTGTGGCTAATAAAGGGGAATCACAGCAGCAATTAGCTGCACGTGCAGATGCTGCATTGGCCGATGCACGCAAGTGTCAGGTAACCGGCTCTCTGGATCTTTTTGGTAATGTCAAGCTGGTAGCCGGTCAGATTATTCGTCTGAGCGGTTATGGCAAAATGTCGGGAAATTACCAGATTAAGCAGGCAAGCCATAATTTGAGCCGCAGTTCAGGTTATGTAACGTCTCTGGAAATAAATATGATTGAATATATTGCTGATGATGCAGATGGTGATAAACATGCAGAAACTGTATGAATTCGGTGCGACTTTACAGTTTGGTATTGTTGAATCCATAGATGCCGGACGGCATATGCTTAAAGTCAGTTTACCGGCATTAGAAAATATTCGCACTGACTGGCTGCCAATGCTGACTGCTGCTGCAGGCGGAAACAGTTTTTATTCACTGCCTGACAGAGGGGAGCTAGTCGCCTGTATTCTGGATGCAAGGGGAGAAAATGGTGTGGTTTTGGGAGCCTTATACAATCAGGCTGATAGCACACCGGTTAATAATAATAATGTCTGGATGAAAAAATTCAGTAATGGTACGGTGATTAGCCATAATCGCAATAGTGGTGAAGTTTGTGTTCAGACTGGCGGAGCAGTAATTGTAGAAGCAGATACGGTACTGGTTAAAGCAGGTGATATTACTCTTGATGCACCTACTACTACTGCTACCGGCAGCTTACTGGTACAGGGGCAACTGACCTATCAGGGCGGAATGGCCGGTTCTGGCGGTGGTGGTACGGCAGCCTCAATAACCGGCACAATTAAGGTTGAAAACGGAGATGTGGTAGCCGATGGTAAAAGTCTTAAGAGTCATACTCATCCTGATCTGACTTCAGGTGGAAATACGGGCAAACCAAACTGATAATCAGCGAAACGCTCTGCTAATTCTTATTTTTTATATCCCTGTTCATTCTGACAGGGATTTTTATTTTTGGAAAACCGCTATGACTATAACACCGCGTACCCGCCACTGGCAGCTAGCGCCACTGAATAGTGGCTGCAATATTGTTACCGGTATTGATGATATTAATCAATGTATTTTGAATATTTTAATAACCCGTAAAGGGACAGATGTAACCCGGCCGACTTTTGGTTCAGACCATCTGGACTATCTGGATACACCAGAAGATGTCTTTATTCCGGGTGTAACCCGTGAGGTGATTCTCGCTATTCAAACCTGGGAAAAGCGTGTGGTTGTGGAGCAGGTCACATTTACTGGTCACGCACCTGAACTGACGATAACTGTTCATTGGCGGATCGCAGAAGAGGTAGCCGGTGAAATTTATCAAACAAATATTGGGTTGGTACAAAAATGACAGATTTAACTAAGCTTTCACGAACAGATGTAAAAATAGTTGAGGACGATCTGGCAACGATTCTGGCCGATACCATAAATGATTATCAGAATCGTACCGGTAAAACACTACAGCCGGCGCATATTGAACGCTTACTGATTAATACTTACGCCTATCGTGAGGCATTAACCCGTCAACAGATAAATGAGGCCTACAGGCAGCAACATGTACGTTTTGCTACCGGCCTGATGCTGGATTTATGTGGTGATGATGTTAATACTCCGCGATTACAGGCTCAGCCGGCACAAACAACACTTCGCTTTCAGGCAGTACTAAAAGGTAAAGAGCAGATTGTGATCCCGAAAGAAACCAGAGTTACAGTGGACTCGCTGATATTTACTACTACAGCAGCAGGTATGCTTACCGCAACCACTCCCAGCATTGAGCTCAATGCTGTCTGTCAGGCAACGGGAATCATAGGAAATGGCTGGTCACCAGGCCAGATAGACACTTTAGCTGATCATTTGACCGATATTGCTGAAATTAAGGTCAGCAATGTCACGACATCAAGTGGTGGAGTAGATGTTGAAAGCGATGATGCTTATCGGGTACGTATTCTGCTTGCTCCTGAATCATTTTCAGTTGCCGGACCTGTAGGAGCCTATGAATATTTTGCTAGACAAGTAAGTCAGGACATTATTGATGTCTATGTAAGCAATGATACTGATAAACAAGGTCAACCCTTGGGAGGTGTTGTTGCAGTGAATTTGCTTACAAAAACCGGTTTGCCCACAGCAGAACTTGTTAATCAGGTTCAGACAGCTTTGTCTGATGAGCGGGTACGCCCACTATGTGATCAGGTGATTGTACGGGCTCCGAAAACGTTTACTTATCAGGTAAATGCAATATTAACTTTATATATTGGTGCTGATGCAAGAACTGTGCTTGCAGCAGCCCGAGCTGCCTGGCAGCAATATCAGATTAGTCAGGAGCAACGACTCGGAGTAGATGTAGTTCCGTTAGTTATACAGTCATTATTAAAAGTTGATGGTGTTTATAACGTTGCCACACCGAATTTAGCGTTGACTAAGATTGCTGCTGATACATGGGCACACTGTACGGATCTGACCCTGAGCATAGCTGAGGAGGCAGTGGATGGCTAGGCTGACCTATGCAGCAGTGATTGAGCGTGATCAGCGTATGCGGGCACTGGCTGCTCTGGGATTACGTCTGGATATGGTGTCTACACCACAGCTTATGCCCAGGCTAGTAGAACTGGTATTGGCCGATCATCTTGAACTTCTGGCTGAAAGCCATTGTATTCTCGGAGTAAACGGATACTGGCTGGCAGAAAGCGATCAGGCTAAAAGGCAACTGATTAAAGGTGCATACGAGCTTCACCGTAACAAGGGAACACCCTGGTCGTTACGGGAGATTGTCCGCCGCCTTGGCTTTGGTGAAATAACGATTATTGAAGGGCTCAATCACCAGCGGCACAACGGTAATATTCAGCGCGATGGTATGTATGTACGCGGACATAATAGTTACTGGGCGCATTACCGTATCTTACTGAATAACCCGATTACTAATCAACAGGCAGCTTTATTACGTCAAACTCTGGCTGCTTTTGCTCCGGCACGCTGTGTACTTTCCAGTCTCGACTATACTGCTGTACCACTACAGCATAACGGACAGGCACAGCGGGATGGCTCATTTAACAAAGGAACTGCTTAATGGCAAATTTAAAAGAATCTTCGTTCTGGGAAGAAGGTATTTATCAATGGGAAACATCCGATCCGGTATTGGGCGGGGAAAATGGTATCGATAATGTACCGACACGACAATTGGCCAACCGAACCAAATGGCTCAAAGACAATAAACTGGATAAATCAGCTACAGCTGCCAGCGCAGATTTGGCTAAAAAAGCACAGGTAGCTGACAAACTTAGCAAAGCCAGAAATGTGGGTGGGGTTGCATTTGATGGTACAGCGGATATTAATTTACCCGGTGTAAATAAGCCCGGAAATCAGGATACATCGGGAAATGCGGCTACAGCCTCGTATGCGGCTCAGATAGCTGCAAGAAAAATTGGTGGAGTTATATTTAATGCCAAAACAGATGTAGATTTACCGGGTGTCAATATTAAGGGTAATCAGGATACATCTGGTAATGCAGCTACTGCAACTAAATTGCAAGCGGCCTGTAAAATTGGTGATGTGCAATTTGATGGTACAGCGGATATTGATTTACCCGGAGTAAATAAACCCGGTAATCAGAATACATCCGGTAACGCAGCTACAGCCTCATACGCGGCTCAGATAGCTGCAAGAAAAATTGGTGGAGTTATATTTAATGCCAAAACAGATATAGATTTACCGGGTGTCAATATTAAAGGTAATCAGGATACATCTGGTAATGCAGCTACTGCTACCAGATTGCAAACAATATGTACAATAAATGGTGTACCATTTGATGGCAATACCAATATTAATACTACGCCTGCCGGAGCTGTACAGTTTTTTGCTATGGATACTGCACCAGTCGGCTGGTTAAAAGCTAATGGTGCAGCTTTATCACGTTCTACATATGCAAATCTATTTGCTGCAATTGGCACACGCTTCGGTGAGGGGGATGGCTCAACAACGTTTAATTTACCGGATTTACGTGGTCTATTTTTGCGAGGATGGGATGATGGGCGAGGTTTAGATAAAGATAAAAACCGTGAATTAGGAAGCTTGCAACAAGATGAAACTTTCTCAGATAAAGATAAGACAAATAGATATTATCTAGTAGATTCAAAAGATCATAAAAATAAAATACTGATAGAACAAAACAATCTTCAACAGGAAGCAATATATAAAACAAATATGGTATCAACAGCCGTATTTGGTTCTGACCACTTGATAAGCATTGGCGGTAGATCTTCTGAAGTACGCCCATTGAATGTTGCATTATTAGCCTGCATTAAAATTTAAGGAATGAAAATGGAAATACAAGCAAAAACTATTCCTGTATGCCAGTTAGACGAGAATAATTATTTTGTTGGAATGACTATCGCTGACTTAGATCCTCTGGCAAATAATGGCCATTATTTGATTCCCCGATTGTGTGTTCAGACTGAACAGCCAGAGTTCAAACCTGGATATGTTGCTCAATGGACGGGTAAAAAATGGAAGTATATTGAAGATCATCGCGGAGAAACCGTTTATAGTAAGAAAACCGGAGAGGTGGTGGTAATCAATGAATTGGGCGTATTACCAGCAACTGTAACTACAATACCTTATCCTGATATTTATCATCAATGGTCTGATAAAACAAATAACTGGATAGAAAAAGCGGATGCTGAACAGTTACGCTTGCAGGATAAACGCAATAATGCCGGTTCACTATCCCGCACACAAATGCTTTCTCAATTGGAAATCACTCTGGATAAAAATAAAGAAGCATTAGTGAAAGATGCAGAAGATGTGTTAAAGGGAATTGATTTAATCAAGATTCGCAATTACATTCTGGAAACTCAGTTTTTTGCTTTAAACGATGATAACTGGTGGAAATATTTAACTGATGTTTTGCATCTGGGTGAAAAGCAAATATTTGATATATGGAATGAAGCCATTAATATTTAA